GGGAGCATTGACGATCCTCCAAAATAAACATCTCTTCTTCAAGAAGATCCTCCTCATGAGGATCCGGACAACGTGCCAATTGAGCACGCCTAATCCGAATCTGCTTAATCCTATCCAAATCGGATAGGAACAAAGATCGCCAAATTTTAATATACGCGTAATAAAAAATCCGCGTAAGCCCCTGAGTATTATCGACAATTGTGCAATTTTGACCGCTCGGATTACCTGTATCCTTGCAAATCACATCACCCTGTGGTGTGACCATCATTGTATAAATGATATCAAAATAGAGATGAATCAAACGATTCCAATTCTCTACAGTTTGAAATTGCTGCTCCAAAAAATTGAAGCGCATCTTCATCTGTGCCCACAACTGCCGCCTAAAAAAGGATGAATCATAATCTGACTCGTCCAAGGCCCATCCAACGTTGAAGCGCTGAAGATCAAGAATCATAGAATGCCAATTACCATAGTATTTTGACATCCCAACAACGGACATTGTCTTGCCGTGTGAAGCATAAAACTTCTGATTCATATCGTGGCACATTTGCGACATCGACATATTGTGCGTAATGGAAGACGCAGTAAAAGTGCGGATTTTACCCTCCGCAAGCTTCTTACGAGTCCGCATTTCATACTTCTGTGAAACAGTAAAGAAAGTGCGGGCACCAAGTGTCGTTGCTATGTCGTCAAAGTGGCGACGTTGAATGAACCGATATTCATCACGAAGGTTCCCCTCATCATCAAACATATAATCGTGTTTTAAGCGATACTTTTTGCTGATTGGAAACCCATTACTAGTTTGCTTATTACATTCAGCCTCAGCGGCTTCCAATGTAATCAACGATGAGTTACAACAGTACGGAAAATAATCCGCCTCTGTCCACTCACAGGCAAGCTCCCAAGCTTCTTCATCAAGAATAGGCTGAGATTTCTCATACTTGCTCAAACTCACATATCCCGTTCCAGGAGTTGGCACACACATAGCATGCTTAAACTCCCACGAGACATTTCGTGACGACATCCATAATTGTACATTGGGATCTACTAAACTTCGATCCTTGTACCTAGGCTCGCGAGTAGAAACACGGCCACCATACTTACACAATCCTTTTGTGAAGTATTCGCTAAACAAAGCAGATGGCCGAGCTTTCTGGTCGACTCCATAAAAATATGGCAAGTTCGATTTCCAATACTCACTTGCCTGCTGAACATGGTCTTCCATTGGAATTAACCACGGCCTTGCGAGTTTAAATCAGGACGAACCCGACCCTTAAACTCTGGTTCGGTTTGCACCGGACCCTCTAACTTCATGTTAAAATAATCCATCTTAACACGAAGAAAGCCGTTCGTTCCACCAAGATCCGCGCGATGTATTCCTAACAACGCACCATTCTTGTTCCATACTCCAGCACCGCAATCGCCGTGCTCGGTAGTACAAGTATAACGAACTTCATCATCGAAGTCGTCTGGAACTGAAATGATCTGACCCTCCGAGACCGTAAGATTAGGCTTTTTACAAAGAATATAAACCTCGTCTCCGACCTTCGGATCAGCAATACGAACTCTGGGAAATTTAGCCGTCGAGGGAACTTTCGCGATTGACCTATCAAACGCTACACGCTTCCACTTCAGCTTAATCCACAATAATGCACCATTATTATCAGTAGGGATCCACGATTCTCC